AGGTTGGGATGATGGTTCCAACTGCCCAGCTGGACGTAAAGTAAACAAAGCCAGAAAAGCCTCACCAGCACAAGCCGCCGCCTTAGCCAGAGGTAGAGCTGCCAGAGCCGCCCAAAGAGGTGGTGCCGCTGAACATTGTGCCTGGAACGAAAAAAGCCAAAGATGTAACAAAGCTACATCTGGTGGAGTACACGGTAACTGTAAAGTAAATGCTAAAGGTAATTGCGCTAAATCCCCAGTTGCCCCAAAAAGTGCCGCCGCTCAAGCCAGAGGTAGAGCCTTAGGTGCTTCAAGAAAAGGTGTAAAAAGAGCCGCTAGAGCACCAGCCCCACCAGCTATGCCAGCCGAAGTTGTAGTTCCAGTTGCTCAATCCAGCAAAGCCCTCCGTGTATGTAAAGATATGGAACAAGCCGATTGTACCGGTAAAGCTGGTAAATTAATGGGATGTGCTTGGAGCAAAGTAGGAAAAGCTAAATCCCCAAGTTGCCATCAAACCGGAACTTTAAGCCATTCTGGACCAAGAGCTAAAAGAGCCGCCAAAAGATCATAAATTCACTATAATTGGATAATTAATTCAAAAATATATTACAAATAAAAACTATATTAAGATAATTTAGTCTTATTTTTAATATGGTTGAACTCATTATTGATAATAGAGAAAATATAAAAAATCTTATTAAAGACGATATTAGTAATTCTAAATTTGAAAACCTTGATTTAGGAGATTACATTTATAAAGTAAATGGAGAAACAATAATTATAATAGAAAGAAAAACAATCTCCGATTATGCGTCATCAATTCTTGATGGAAGGAATAGAGAACAAAAAAAAAGACTTTTAGACAATTATGATAAATCAAAAATAATATATCTTGTGGAAGGTGAATTAGATAAAAACAATAAACAATGTAATTTTAATAGAATAAATGCGGATACCCTTGTATCATCTATTATTAATACTATGTTAAGAGACCAAATTCAAGTGTTTCATACTACCAATAAATCAGAAACCGTATTTATTTTACAATCTATTTATAAAAAATTAGAAAAACAGGGAAAAAGTTTTTTGGAAAATGATAATACATATGAAGAATCACTTATTAATAGTAAAAAAATTAAAAAGGGTGATAATTTAACACCAGAGTTAGTATTTAAAATGATGCTTAATTGTATTCCAGGAGTTTCGAATAAAGTATCAAACAGAATAAACCAAAAATTCAAAAATATGAAAGAATTTATAGATAAATTATTAGAATACGAAAATAAAAAAGATATGGAACAATATATAATTAATCTTAAAATGGATGATAGCGAAAAAGGACGAAAAATATCTAAAAATATATCAAAAAATATAGTAGAATTTTTGAATATATTATAAATTATGTATTATTTTCCTGGTTATTTACAACATTATCTAAAACTTGGGTTACAAAATGATCTACAACATCAGCTATCTCTAACTCCATAGTTCGATGATTATTAATATCATTTAGGTTTAAAGGAGGAATATTAACCCTTATTGGTTGTACAGGTTGATTAGATATATTTAGTGGCAAATTATGAGCACTTCTCCTTCCTCTAAGAATTCTTCTATGCTTTAAATAATGAAAATTATCGGTAAATAAATTATGTTTTTGACAAATATCTATGAGAACTGATTGATAATCACCATATTCATATATATTATTATTATTCAATTCACATAATACAAGTACCTTATAAAATAGATTAAATCTATCCTTATTTTCCAATATACATTTAAAACATATATTTTTATTTAAATATGAAGTGTTTCTAAGCAAGGTTCTCATATTTATTTTCCATACCTCATCTGATAAATTAGTTACATATGTACATGTAGAATGATAAAATAATGAATTATTATAGCGTTTTTTTAGATTATCTATACTAAAATATGAGTTTTTGTAAACAATAATATATTCAGGTAGAGATTTACCTAATCCTGTAAATCGTTTTAATAAAAAATCATACATTAATATTTTATCTTTTAATGTAAATTCATTATTAGTATACGGATTACGTGGATTTTGTGGATAAGGATATGAATATTCAGGAAATGATTCATAAATAGAAAATTTAAAAATATTATTAACCTCATTAACTGTAAAAGTATATATAGTTTTATTAACATAATCCTTCAATCTCAATATATTAGGATTATTATCAAATAAATTAAGTGATAAATCTTTATTATTAGTGTATACCCAGTCTCTTTTCGAAGCATGTATTTTGTTTTTATATTTTTTTATATGATTTTTTATTAACAATAATTTTCTAAAATAATCCTGTATGACTTTATAATCATTTTCATTATAAATAAAGGCTACGTCCTGAATATCATACATCTTTAATCTTATATTAATATTTTGAAAATCTAACTTGTTATATAGGTTTAATAGATCATTAATATGATTATTAATAACTTCATTTTTATGTATATAGAGATAATCAAATTTATGTGTCTGTGGTTGAAATCTTGGACTAAATATTATATTTGAATTAAGTGTGAAATTAAATGAATCATTCATAAATAAAAGATATTTAATATATTTTATGTGAAATCTTTATATATTTTTTAAATTTGATATTGAATTAAAGGTAAATAATGTAAATATGATAAAATGAACACTGATGAGACAATCACGCTAGATCCATGGAATGATAATAACCACCTTCTTACAGAAGAAGATGTTTATAAAATATATGAAAGGGTTGGTTTTGAAAATCCAAAGAAAAACATTAAGATAAACAATCTAAAATTTTATCAAACTGCTTTTGTACATGCTTCCTATGTAAAAAAATGTATATATGAATCTTTAAATAAAGATGGAAATAAAAATGTAGAATTAACTGATAGACCCAATGGTATTATAGATTTGTTTGACGAACATCAAGACTATGAAAATCAAGAATTTTTAGGAGATCGTGTTTTAGATTTCAGTATAGCATTCTATATATATAGAAAATATCCAGATACAAATCAAGGTTTTAAGACAGTATTAAAAACAAAATTAGTAAAAAAACATCAACTTGCTAAGTTTGCGAAATTTCTTGATTTTCCTAAACATTTAATTATATCAAATCAAGTAGAAGAAAAAACGGAAGACGGTCGTTATAATATTAGATTATTAGAAGATTCTATGGAAGCATTTATTTGTGCTATATTTTTAGATCAAAATAGTTCCAAGTATTATTCAAAAGTAGCTCATGATTTGAAAAATGTAAGATTAATTGGACCTGGCTGGGCAGTAGCCAATGCCTTTATAGAAAATTTAATTGAAAAAACAGTTGATTTTGAAGAGATGTTATCTAAAGAGGAAAATTACAAAGAACAATTACTACAATTTTATCAAAAAGAATTTAAATTAACTCCAGAATATGTATGTATTTCCGTAAGAGGACCTCCCAACAGACGTATATTTACCCAAGGTGTATTAGATAAATCTGGTAATATCATAGGACAGGGTGTAGGTAAAAAGAAAACAGAGGCAGAACAAAATGCATCTCTTAATGCTTTACAATATTTTGGAGTTTTAGATAAGGATGGTAAAACAATTCCTAATAAACAATAAAATTTGATTTCAAAAAATATTTTTTTTTATAGTAATTTTCTCTTTATATATAAATGCCTCCAAAGCTTAAAAAACCTGTTAAAAGTGATAGTAGTAAAGAAGCTAGTTTTTTATCTGACCTAAAAACTAAATGTAATGATGGTAAACTTTTTTATACGGATGAAAGTGAAGATAGACTTAAAATGAATAGATGGATAATACCTAATGATAGTAAATTTATGAATTTTATTACAAAGGAATTTAATGTAAATACAATTTCTGCTGAGAATGCCCGTAGTACTATGAAGGTATGGAAAGACGAACAACAAAAATTTATTGACATAGGTCCATTTAAACATCAAAAATTTGTATCAGATTATTTAAGTTCATATTCACCCTATAGAGGATTATTATTATATCATGGATTAGGATCTGGTAAATCAGGTGCCTCAATATTAATAGGAGAAGGTTTTAAGGATAGAAAAGTATGTATATTACTTCCAGCATCATTAAGAGATAACTATATTGCTGAATTAGAAAAATTTGCTGATATTGGTTACAAAAAAAATTATCATTGGTGTAAAATTAGACTCGAAGAGGGTAATACAGACCTTGAAGAAAAATATATTAGTGAATTATCGAAAAAAGGTGTTAGTAAAGAATTGCTATACAAAATTGCTAAAAAATATGATTTTAGTGGTAAGAAAATCAGAGGAATATGGATGATAGATTATAATAAAGATCAACCTAATTATGAAAGTTTAGATGAAATATCTAAAAAAGAGATATCTGAACAAATAAAAATAATGATTGACCATAAATATGCGATCCTTCATTATAATGCTGGTCAATATACAATCACTAAAATATTAGAAAAACTTTTACCTAATTATAATGTAATATATAGTGAATTATTTGGTTCAACTCCAGTCTCTAAATTAACTAATAATGATAGAGATAGATTACTAAACTATATATATGAAAATGAAATTGAAAATCCTTTTAATAATAAGGTTTTAATTGTAGATGAAATACATAATTTAACATCTGGAATGGGTGGTAGTGGACATAACGCTACCCGTTTATTTGAGTTAATAATGAGAGCCAATAATATTAAAATAGTGTTTTTATCTGGAACACCAGTTATTAATAATCCATATGAATTAGCATTAATGTTTAATATGCTAAGAGGATTTATTTATTCATTCGTAATTCCTCTAGAAAAAAGGGATGGTGTATTTGATACAAATGAATTAGATAAAATATTAAATAATATAGAAAGTGTAGATAGATTTTCAATAAATCTTGAAAAAAATACTATAGAGATTACACGTCTTCCACATAAATTTAGTAATAATTATGTAAGTGGAAAGAGAGATGGTGTAAAATACACAGGAGATAATAATGGAAATAATAAATCATTTACTGATGGTGTTTTGATAGAACTTGCCAAAAAAGGATATCAATTGAATGGTTCCATTACACAAAATATGTATACTATGTTTCCTAGTATGCTACAAAATCAAAGCACAAAGGGAAGCATGAGAGGTTCTTCAAAACATGCTGAATTAGCAGAAAAGAAATTTATTGAAACATATGTAGACATGCTCAACTATAGAATCAAAAATGAAAACGAATTTAAAAATAGAACATTAGGATTAGTATCATTTTATAATGAGATTAGTGGTATAGATAAAGAAACAGGGGCAAATTTATTTCCAGATAAAATTTATGCTAATATTGACGATACAACTGTTGAAATGTCTAATTATCAATTTATAGAATATGCTGCTAAAAGAAATATTGAAAGAAAACTAGAAGATAGACAAAAAACCCAAAGAGCAAGAGCAGGTGAAGGTAATGATGCTATAGGCGAATTACCAAGTTTATTTAAAGTATTTTCAAGACAAAAAGGTGTATTTGTCTTTCCGCCACATATAAAAAGACCACAACCTCCTAAAAAGGATGTATCATTAAAACGTAAATTAACTTCAAGCCAGGTATATAATCTTTCCCAAGAGGTAATGGAGCAAATTTTACAAGAGGTTAGAACTATATTAACAAGTGATGTTGGTGAAAGATATAATAAATTTAGGGAATATTTAGATAATATTGCTACTCTCGATAGTGATAAATATAAATTCATTAATGCCGTAGTTGAAAATCTTCATATATCAAACTATAATGATTCAGAATCTTATGAAAAATGGCTTAAAACACATGATTTTGAACAAGATGTATTTGATATACCAGAAGTATCTGAAGAAGAGGAAGAAAGTTATGCTCAAGCATGTAAAAGAGCAATTGAACAATTATCAAAGGATAATTTAACTATAGGTGGTGTAGATACAATAAATCTCAGTAGCCTTTCTCCTAAATATGTATTAATGTTAAAAAATATAAAGAGTAGTCCAGGTAATGTCTTTTGTTACTCACAATTTAGAAGTGTAGAAGGAATTGAAATATTCAGAAAATCATTAGATTTTAATGGATATAGTAAATTAGAAACTGGAGATACTAAATCAGCAGATTATGATGTAATTCAAGATGGTGATATGGTAAGATATGATAAATCTCCTGATAATTGGGAATCTTATAATGTAAAGAGTGTTTCAGAGGATAGAAAGACTGTAGAATTAGAAGGTATAGATGGAGCTATAGATATAGATAGAGTATTTAAATGTAGATATGCTCTATGGACAGGAACTGAGAGTGTAGAAGAAAGAAGAAAAACCCAATCAACATATAATAGTATGGAAAATATGTATGGACAGAACTGTCTAATATTATTGACAACACAATCAGGTGCGGAGGGTATTTCACTAATGAATGTAAGACAAGTTCATATAATGGAGCCATATTGGAATAATGTAAGAATTGAACAAGTTATTGGAAGAGCAAGAAGAATTAAATCACATATTTATTTACCCGAAAGACATAGAAACGTAATGATTTATAAATATATTATTAAATTTACAGCTAAACAATTAGATGGAACATGGATAAAGGATATGGATAAGGAAGACATATCAAAAATGAAGGATGGAGAAGAAAATGGTTTTGTTAAAGGTGATTATGTAGACAAAGATGGTGATGAAGCGGCTGAATTAGAAGGATTTCAAAGCTATATGAAGTCTTTATCTATGGAAATATCGAAATATGATAATGGACAAACATCTGACCAAGTGTTACATAATATAGCCGAAAATAAAGAATTGATACTAAATAAATTTTTGAAAAGTATGAAAGAAACAGCTATCGATTGTGAATTTAATAAAGCTGATAACATTCAATCTGACCCAGAAAACAAATTATTAAATTGTTATATAATTGATAGTGAAAGTAAATATACATATGAATTAAGTGATAGTATGGGTGATATATCAACCAGTAGACCAGAACATACTAGAAGAACTACTTATAAATTAGTAACTATAAGTTATGTATTGAGTGGAAAACGATATAGAATGATTATAATGGTAAAACCTGAATTACAACATCTAACAAGTGTAAATGAAATAATAAATCGTTTATCAGATAAACAAGATATTTATGACTATTATACTTATAACAATCTATACTACAAAGATACATCTAAATACCAGATACCTGTTAGAATAGGAACTATAAAAAAAATAGGACAAAGTTCTACCTTTGAATTTTTACCTACGTTTTTAGAAAAATTGGAAGATTATTCAATAATTGAAAAATGTATTAGAGATAAGGGAGAATATGTAGGCGACTCTACCGATATTGCCAAAAAATTATTATGGGCACAAAGTATTAGAGAATGTCATAGTAGTTTAAGTGACCCATTATCATGGACATGTCCTATTTGTACTATAGAATTAAATGCCAGTATTAATAAATGTACTACAGCTGATTGTCCTATTACTAAGGATGCTGTTATGAAATTACAAAGAAAAACTGGTCGTTCAGAAGGGTCTTCAAGAGTAGAGACAGAAGAAAGTGTTGCCGTATCAAAAGAATCCAAGGTTTCTAGTTCTAGTTCTGGTTCTAGCATAGTTAGATTAAAAAGAAGATCTAAAAAGTAATTTAAAGACAAAATTAAAATATACTATAAAATGAAAAATATATATTTTTTGTTATATATTTTTTTATTAATAAATGGAGTAAAAGGTTTTATTTATTCCGAAAACAATAGACTTTATGATGAATATAAATTAGAAAGAATTTTTCATGGTGTTAATGTAGTTTATAAAGGTTATCCATGGCATCCCAATATTGATAGATTTAATCCTGAAACAAGTTTTAGTATAGAGGATATCGAATTTTTAAAGCAATCTGGATTTAATGCTATAAGATTAGGAGTCATGTGGCCTGGTTTAGAACCATATATAAATCAAATAAATACTACATATTTAGATGTTTTAGAAAAAATAGTGAATATGTGTAAAGAAAATGATATTTATGTTATTTTGGATTTTCACCAAGATGTTTTAAGTAATAAATTTTGTGGAGAGGGAATACCTGATTGGGCAGTATTTACTGATAATATAACCCACCCCTTTCCATATCCAATTGATAAGCCATATACACTTAATAAAGGAATTCCGTTAAAAAATGATTGTAATAAGCATAATTGGATTACATATCAATTTACACAACAAGCAAATAAGGCTTATCAAGATTTATATGATAATTATAATAATATAAAAGACAAATTCATCGATTTTTGGAGAATTATAGCAAATAGATTTAAAAATCACAAAAATTGTATAGGATATGAATTGATTAATGAACCATGGGCAGGAGATGTATTTAAATATCCTGAATTATTAGTTCCTAAAATAGCTGATAAAAAAAATCTAGAACCTTTTTATAATGATATAGTACAAGGAATAGTTAATATAGATAGCAGTCATTCAATTTTGTTTGAATCGGTTACATGGGATATATATGGGGTAGGATTTGAATATTCACCTGGAAATAGAAATAATAAAAGTATATTATCATATCATGCCTATTTTCCACCTAATATATTTATAGAAACATCTTTTAAAGTAAGAAAAAAAGATATGGAAAGATTAGATGTTGGAGGATTTTTAACAGAGTTTAGTTATGGTTCTGGTAATACAGGTGATGTAAAAGATCTAGAAAAGGCTAAAGAAATGGTAGAAATGGCTGATAAATATTTACAATCATGGACAATTTGGGAATATAAATCTTTTTTTCCTATAACTGGTCCAAATAAGGGGTTTTTTAATAAAGATGGAAGTCTAACTAATACATATTATACACTAAGTAGACCATACGCTATGTATGTAGAGGGTAATATAGTTAAAATGGGTTTTAATAATAAGACTAAATCATTTAATTTAGTATTTAAACCAAATTATACGATAAATAGGAATAGTAAAATATATATTAATAATAGATTACATTTTCCTAATGGATATAATATAAATATACTACCTAAACTGGCTATAAAATATGTTAAAAAAGATAACTATTTATATCTATATCTTAATAAAACTATAAAGACAGAGATAGTCAATATATTAATAAAACCTATTGAATCTCACATATTAACATAAGATTAATTGTATCATTATTTATAAAATCAGATATATCTATTTCATAATAATCATAATTATCTATTATATACTCTTGTAAAGGTTTCCATTTTATTATATTGTAGTATTTGTTTTTTTCAATTGAGGATGCTATAAAATTATAAAATATTGGATTATTTTTTTCATAAATATTACCATATTTAATTTTAAAAAAATTATATATACTATTTGTAATACTATCTCTGGATATAGTTACTATATTTTTGATTTTGTATTTATTTTTTATAATGTTATATTTATTTGTGATAACAGGGACAATTTCATAGTTAGATATAGAACCTTTATTTAATTCTGGTATATAATAAGTTCCCATATTATACTTTTTATGTGAAATAGGTTTTTTTTCCCTATTTAGATTTAATAATTTATTAAAATCATCTTTGTCAAAAAAATCTCTATATTTATAGGGAGAATTAGTATAATATGGATAAAGATGTAGGTGATAATTACTATTTATAGGAATTATTGATTTTTTATAATAATATGATACATTATTATTTATAGATTCTTTAGGTATATCTTTAAAATCTAATATAAGATGCACCATAATTACTATTAAGTATAATAAAATTTTTAAATAAAAACTATTTATTTAAAGATTATTATATACTAGGTCTAATTTGACTAGTAGGATCAGGTTCTTGTGTTTTAATTTCAAAAATGTATTCAATTTGATTAGTTAAATTAACTATAACTTGATTTTCACCAGTTGATAAATCATTTCCGTTAGAAATAATAGTATTATTATCATTAGTATTAGTTTCTGTTACTCTAAAGTTTTGGTTTGTTGTAGTGTTATATAATTTATCCTTAATGAACGTTCCATTATAAAAGTCTTGATTTACATTAGTTATAGTATCATTATAGTCAGATGTGCTTTTAAATATATCATTATCTCCAAAAGTAGTTCTTACACTTTCACCATTAGATGTGAATAGTTTTAATGTAATACGATCTAGTTTAGATAGTGGAGAGGAATAGAAAAGTGTATAGTCATCATCATCATTTTTATAATAAAGAAATTTTCTTGTATCATCTCCTGTTCCAAATGAAAATTCCTTATCAAAATGTATTTTACAGAATATCTTTTCGTTAAATGTTTTGGTACTTATTATATTAGAATTAAATTCATCTACACATATAAAATAATATGGTTCAGGATAATAATTATCATTATTATCTCTTGGTTTAGGTAAAATTACTCTTTTAAGTTTTATAGAAATAACATTTTTAAGAACTTGTTGAACAGTTGGATTTTTTAGGCCTGATGAAACAAATGTATTATTATTTACACTATATTTTTGCGTATCAACAAGTCCACTGTTTGCGGAGGAATCATCGTATACAATTTTATTTACAGTTTCAGAACCCTGAGCACCAAAAACTATTCTAAAATTGTATTTATCAAATTCAGCATTTGTCAAATCTCTATCTCTTGAACTAACAATTAAATTATGAGTTCTTATAGTTAATGGCTGAGTTTTTTGTTTTTCAATTAATGAAGGAATATCCATAATTGTATCATAAAATTTAGTGATATCATATGATTGATGTAATTTGAGCAGTTTATCTATTTTTACATTACTTTCATCTATAGTTCTTGCCTGATTATCTAAATTTTTTTTTATTATTTCTAATTCTAAATTATTACTTTCATTTGATGTAACCATAATATTATTAGATTTTGTGACTGTATTATCAAACATTTTTTTAGGTACAACATTTTCGATTTCATTATGAACAGATGAAAGGTTTTGTAATTCATTTGTAAATTGCGTATTTACTTGTGTTTCATTAGTCATATCATTTAGTATATCATCATAATCTATATATGAATCACCTGCCATTTCATCATTTTTTTCATCACAAGAATCGATATTAATTGATTCAAACTGTTTAGCAATAAGATTAGATGATGCTTCTGATTCACTATAAAATTGATTATTAGTATG